AAGCGTGATGGTAAATATGTCGAGGGCGCAGAACCTGGCAAAATAATAAACACTGTTACAAATCAATTGTACGATTCCATACAAGTCGTACCATGTCATTACAAAAGACAGTATATTGAATGGGCAGACAGAGGCACAAGTTCTGGTGCACCTGTAGCTATTCATGATGCTGACAGTGATATCGTTAGTACTACCACTAGAGGTAAAGACTATAAAGATAGATTACCAAATGGTAATTATCTTGATAACACTGCTAGTCATTTTGTATTGACAGTAGGAGATAATCCATCAACAGCGTTGATTTCTATGAAATCTACTCAATTAAAAGTTAGTAGAAAATGGAACTCAATGATGATGGGTATCAAAATGCAGGGTAAAAACGGTTTGTTTACTCCGCCAACTTACAGCCACATTTATAATTTAAAGACCGTTCAGATGTCTAATGACAAAGGAACATGGTTTGGTTGGGATGTAGAAAAGGTTTCATCAGTTACAGATAAAAACATCTATGACATGGCAAAATCTTTTGCAGAATCTGTAGGTAAAGGTGAGGTAGAAGCTAAACACGGTACCGAAGAAACTAAAAGTTCTTCAAACTACTAACAGTATCCTAGGTAGTGGGCGTCTAAGCGAGAGTGGCAACGCCCACTTTTATTTTGTATGATAGAAAGATTTAAAAATATATTTTATGGATTAGACCGTGCACATGGTGTCACTTTAGTTGGTGAATCAAATGGTGACGGCAACAAGATTAAAGGTAAATCGTTTGTTAAACGAGAACCAGTCACGGATGAGTTGTGGCAAAAGCATTTAGATGGTGCTGACAGTTTAGGTATTATACCAATCAACGATGACAACAAATGTAAATGGGGATGTATAGACATTGACTCATACGCAGAGTTTGATCACAAACAATTAATAAACAAGATAAAACAATTTCAATTACCATTGGTCGTATGTAGATCAAAGTCTGGTGGTGCTCATGTATTTTTATTTACAGAAGATTATGTATCAGCAGGTTTGATGCAAGATAAATTAAATGAGATTAGATCCGTATTAGGTTATGGCGGATCAGAAGTATTTCCAAAACAAAGAGAATTAAAATCAAAAGATGATACAGGAAACTTTTTAAATTTACCATATTTTAATTGTGGTCAAACAACGAGATACGCCTTTATGGAGGATGGCGAAGCTGCTAGTATAGATGCTTTTTTTGAACTCTACGAAAGAAATAAACAACAAGATATCAGCACAATAAAAATTAAAAGACCAGAGACACCATACTCTGATGGACCACCTTGTATAGAGTTAATGGCACAAAATAAAATTGGTGAGGGTGGTAGAAACAATGCACTATTTCATTATGCTGTTTATGCCAAATCTAAATGGCCAGACAATTGGAAAACAAAAGTAATGATCTTTAACGAGACTGCAATGCAGCAACCATTGTCAGATACGGAAGTACAAATAATTATAAAACAACATGATAAAAAAGAGTGGGGTTACAAATGTAATGATCAACCGATGTGTAGTTTGTGTGATAAAAAATTATGTAGGTCTAGAAAGTTTGGTATAGGTCAAGAGATAATATTTCCAAGTCTAACAGATTTACAAGTAGTTAACCTAGAAGAACCATACTACTACATGAATGTAGATGGAGATAGATTGTATCTGGACTCAGCAAAACATTTAGCTAATCAAACTTTATTTCAAGAGGAGTGTATAAAACAATTAAGAATAAATCCACCAACACTAAAGACAGGTGATTGGAAAAAAATTACTACTGTATTATTAAGTGGTGCAGAGATTACAGAACCTGCAGAAGGCACAAGTACAAAAGATATATTAAATAATTACTTAGAAGATTATTGTGTAAACAGAATACAAAAAGATGACTACGAAGACTTACGTAATGGTGGTACGTATACTAAAGATGGCTTTCATCATTTTGTATTTGATAACTTCTTTAACAACTATCTATCAAGAAAACATTGGAGAGTTCCATATCAAAGAACATCACAAATGTTAAAAGATGATCTAAACTGTACTACTAAACGTGTAGGTAAAAGTAAAATATCTGTGTTTGTTGTAGCTAGGTTTGATAAAAAAATAGAAACATACAAACCAAAAACATTTAAGAAAGAAAATTATTAATGAAATATTTTATAAGAGTATACAAGGGTATAGAACATAAAGTTTTAGGGTCCGAAGATGATACAAAAGTTTGTGATGGATGTAATTTAGAATTTAATCAAAGAAATTTTCATATAGCTAGTCCTAAAGTAAATTCTGAAACTCAGGAGATGTATAAAAGATTAAAAAATAAATGTAAAAATTGTGAAAATAAATTACGTGGTATAAGACATGCTTTAGAAAAAGACCCTTCTACACCACCAAAACCAGAAAATTGTGAGCATTGTGGTAAAGGCAATACTAAAATTGTATTACACCACAATCACAAAACAGGTAAGTTTGTAAGATGGGCCTGTGTAAATTGTAATGCTAGATATCCATTTGATACATTAGAAGAACACATGGAAGATGCAGAAAGGTGGTATGAATAATGAGACACATAATTTATGGACCACCAGGCACAGGTAAAACACATACATTACTAGGACACATAGAAAAGTTTTTAGCTAACACACCACCAGATAAGATTGGTTATTTTACATTTAGTAAGAACGCTGCACAAGAAGGTAAACAAAGAGCAGTGGATAAATTTAAACTATCTTACAACGATGTACCATACTTTCAAACACTACATTCATTTTGTTTTAATCAACTTGGTATAAACAAAAACCAGGTAATGCAACCAAAGCATTACAAAGAATTATCTGAGAAGATGCAAATAGAATTAGAAGGTGCGAGACAAGACGAAGACTATGAAGGTATATTCTATTCTCCAGATCCATACATACAGTTAATAAACTTAGCACGATCAAAAGAGATGGACCCAATAAAATTTTATCATTTGAATAACAACTCAAAAATACAATTAAGTAAATTAGAAATTATAGTTGAGGAATTAGAAAACTATAAAGAACAGAATGGTTTAATTGACTTTCCAGATATGCTAGATAAATTTATAGCAAGTGGTGAATCACCAAGTTTAAGAGTTATGTTTGTAGATGAGGCACAAGATTTAAGTTTAATACAATGGAGATTAGTTAAGAAGATAGAAGAAAAAGCACAAGACTCTTACATATCAGGTGACGATGACCAAGCTATATACAGATGGAATGGTGCACATGTAAGTACATTTATAAATTTAGAGGGTGAAAGAACTGTATTAGATCAATCACAAAGGGTGCCACAAATACCATTTAAATTAGCAAACAAGATAATAAAAAAAGTACACAACAGAGTAGAAAAAGAATGGCTACCAAAAGAAGAAGAAGGATCTGTTCAATATTGTAGTGATTTACATGAAGTAGATTTCTCAAGTGGTAGATGGTTGGTATTAGCACAAGCTAACTATATGTTAGCAGGTATTGGAAATATATTAGATGAAAAAGAATTATATTGGCAAAGAAGAAACGCTGTACCAAGGGTAAAAAATATATACGAAATTATATTAAAATGGAATGATTTACGAAAGGGTATACCTCTTCATTACAATGATTTAAAAAAGATTGTTGCAAAGATGACGAAAGATAACTGGAATCCAAAATTATTTAAAACAATAATTAAAGACGGATTTTACGATATAGATACATTAAAAGATAAGTATGGTCTTAAAACAGAATCTGAATGGGATGAAGCATTAGATGAGGTAGGTGATGAAGATATAAAAAAAATAAAAAAATTAATTAAATCAGGAGAGAACTTAGATAAAAATCCTAGAATTAGTATTTCTACAATACATGGCGTCAAAGGTAATGAACGAGAAAATGTAGTTGTAATAACAGACTTGGCTGGTGCAGCATTTATTGATTATGAAAAAGATCCAGATGATACACACAGATTATTTTATGTTGCCTGCACAAGAACAGAAAAAAACTTATACATAATTGAACCACAAACTAAAAAGGCATACAATCTATGACGAACAAAGATATATTTGAGGATGCATTTCCTCAAGACAAGCAGATAGGCGGGAGTCACTATAAAAACTTTCGTATTCAACCCTACGAATTTATTTCAAAGAATGATTTGTCATTCTTTCAAGGCAACGTTGTAAAATATGTTTGTAGATATTTATATAAAAATAAGATAGAAGATCTTGAGAAGATAAAACACTATTGTGATTTAGAAATTAAGAAATTGAAAGATACAAAGAATGAGAAGTAAACCTATAACAAAACATATTAAAATAAAAAAACATAAATTTAAATTAGAAATATATCCTAGTTTAGTTACTTGGGAAATATTTCCTTATGACTATGATGCAGCTCTGTACGCATTTAGTAATAAACAAAAACTAAATAATCTTGTAGAAAAAAAACACGTCTACGAACAAAAAAGGAATCATGAAACAAATATTTAAACCACAAACAGAGTGGGTACCACCAGAAGATTTTCCAGATTTGTCAAAGTATGATGAGATTGCAATTGACCTAGAGACAAAGGACCCAGAGTTAAAAACTATGGGATCTGGATCTGTAACAAGTAAAGGACATATAGTAGGTATAGCTGTAGCTGTGCATAACTGGTCCGGTTATTATCCTATACGTCATGAAGGCGGTGGTAACATGGACCATGGAATGGTCACGAGATGGTTACAAGATGTGTTAAATACACCTGCAATTAAGATATTTCACAATGCAATGTACGATGTATGTTTTTTAAGAGCTGAAAGGTTTAAAATAGAAGGTAAGATAGTAGATACCATGATTGCTGGCTCTCTCGTGGACGAGAATCGCTTTAGATACGATTTAGGTAGTTTGGGTCGGGATTACGTCGGAATCGGTAAAAATGAGGCTGTATTGAAGGAAACTGCGGACCATTGGGGCATCGATGCTAAGTCTGAGATGTATAAACTGCCTGCAATGTATGTTGGTGAGTATGCTGAACAAGATGCAGTATTGACTCTAAAATTATGGCAAGAAATGAAGAAAGAAATTATTGGTCAAGATCTTGAAGACATATTTAATCTTGAAACAGAATTATTTCCATGTCTTGTTGATATGAGATTCTTAGGTGTGCGTGTTGATATAGATGCAGCTCACAAACTTAAAGAAGAATTAGTTGCAGAAGAGAAACAATGTCTACAACAAGTACACAAAGAAACAGGAGTTGATGTACAAATTTGGGCGGCGAGAAGTATTGCTGAAGTATTTAAGAAAAGAAACTTACCATTTGAACGTACAGCCAAAACAGGTGCACCAAGTTTTACTAAAAACTTTTTACAGAATCAAACTGATCCTGTTGTAAAAGCCATTGCACATGCAAGAGAGATAAACAAATCACATACAACTTTTATTGATACGATATTAAAACACTCACACAACGGTAGAATACATGCAGAGATTAATCAGATAAGATCAGATCAAGGTGGCACTGTGACTGGTAGATTTAGTTACAACAATCCAAACTTACAACAGATACCAGCACGTAACAAAGAACTTGGACCACGGATCAGAAGTTTGTTTATACCTGAAGAAGGTACGACGTGGGGTTGCTTTGATTACTCACAACAAGAGCCACGTTTAGTTACACACTACGCAGCTCTTGATGGGTTGTATGGTGTTGAAGAAGTATTAGACGCTTACAATGAAGGTGAAGCAGACTTTCACAGAATTGTAGCTGACATGGCTAACATACCTAGATCACAAGCCAAGACAATTAATCTTGGTTTATTTTATGGTATGGGTAAAAATAAATTACAGGCAGAGCTGGGTGTATCAAAAGAGAACGCTGAAGATTTATTTAGAACGTACCATGACAAAGTCCCCTTTGTAAAAATGTTAATGGAGAGTGTTATGCGTAGAGCACAGGACCGAGGTCGAGTTAGAACTTTACTAGGACGTAGATGTAGATTTAATTTATGGGAGCCTAACCAGTTCGGGATACATAAAGCATTACCTCACGAAGAAGCGCTCTCGGAACACGGACCAGGGATCAAGAGAGCTTACACATACAAAGCACTCAATAAACTTATACAAGGATCAGCAGCTGATATGACAAAGAAAGCAATGGTTGATCTATACAAAGAAGGAATTGTACCGCATATACAAGTGCATGATGAACTTGATATATCGGTCGATGGAAATGCAGATAAAATAAAAGAGATTATGGAATCTGCAGTTGAGCTAGAAGTACCAAACAAAGTGGACTATGAATCTGGACCAAATTGGGGTACAATAAAATGAGGATAAACTATGGCATATTTAAATGTAAACATACCACCGACTTACGCACAAATAAAAAGGGAGTATCTTTATGATTGTAAAAAACATCACGGAGAAGTTGAAGACTGCATTATCTTTGGTCTTAGCGCTCTTACA